AAAGTATTTGGTACAATGTAACACCATCTACACAGTACTTGAACACAACCGAAACTATCTACATGAATGTGATTGGGTGGCATCCATTGTTGCGTTTGTGTTTCAACAACAGTGTAACCACAACTGGGCTAGACGGCACCAACTTCGGAACGGCTGCCACAGCCAATGCAGTGGTAACTGACGGTGTTGTTACCAGTGTATCTGTAACAAGTCCAGGTTCTGGATACCAAGCACCTCCGTTGATAACTTTTGTTGGAAATGGTGCCGGAGCAACTGCCACTTCTACAATCGGTGCAGGCGGCGCATTAACAGGAATCAATTTGACTTCAGGTGGTTCTGGATATCGTCCTAATCCTTATACCATGTTGTCGATTGCTGTGATAATATCCACTGGGCATATAGAAAATATAAAATATCGTTAAGCCAAATCAAGTTGATTCTTGTGGCAAAACATGTTATAATAGTAGCATGATCGATGTGTTAGCATTTTTACCCAGCAAAAGAAAACAGTCTAGTTCTGGGTGGCTTAGTTTTAATGCGCCTTGTTGTGTACACAACGGCAACAGTGCAGATCGACGAGGCAGAGGCGGCATCAAAGTTTCTGACCAAGGCTGGAGTTATCACTGTTTCAACTGCGGATACACTGCCAGTTTTATTTTGGGACGCAACATTGGATTCAAAGCACGTAAATTGCTTGAATGGATAGGTGTCCCGGAAAACGATATCAATCAACTCAATCTTGAAAGTATGCGTCATCGCAGTATGGAAGGCATGCTGGAAGATCGCCAACGTGAGTGGAACAACACAAAGCCAATTGAATTTAAGGAAGCAGAACTTCCAGAGTTTTCAGATTTTGTAACACCAGATAGTCCCGCGGAATGGGCTTACTTGCGAAGCAGATGCATTCCTGAAGACTACCCATTGATGGTGGCAGCCACCAGTAGAAGCGGCGTTGTTATTCCATTCACATACAACAACCAAGTTGTGGGCAGTACAATTCGATTCTTAGATGATCGCAACCCACGTTACATCAATGATACTCAATCCGGCTATGTGTTTGGCATGGATCTACAACAAACTGGCTGGCAACATGTGATTGTGACAGAAGGCATATTTGATGCGCTGTGTATCAGTGGATTGGCTGTTATGCATAATCAAATAAGTGACGAGCAAGCAAGATTGATACGCAGTTTGGGACGCGACGTCACTGTGGTGCCAGATCAAGACCAGGCAGGACTTGCACTGATAGACCGTGCAGCGGAGTTGGGTTGGGCGGTGAGTATTCCCGATTGGCCGGACACTGTAAAAGATATCAATGATGCTGTGAAACTGTGGGGCAAGTTGCCGACGTTGCTAACTATAATGCAATCGAGAGAAACAAGCAAAATAAAAATCGAGTTGAGGAAACGTCAACTTGAAAAGAAAATCAACAGACCAAGAGAAATAGATGCTTAAAGAATACGGATTAGATGTACAACGATTGTTTTTAGAAATGATGCTGGAAGATGCTTCCAGTTATGTGCGTGTACAAAACATTTATAACCCTGAGAACTTTGATAAAAGTATCAGATCGGCAGCAGAGTTTATCAAAGAGCACTCTGAAAAACACAAAACAATGCCAGATCGTACACAGATCTCAGCAACATCTGGTGTCAAACTATCGCCGGTTCCGGACTTGAATGAAGGACACTATGAATGGTTTATGACCGAGTTCGAAGCATTCACTAGACGTCAAGAACTTGAACGTGCTATTTTAAAAAGTGCTGACTTGTTGGAAAAAGGCGACTATGATCCAGTTGAGAAACTGATCAAAGACGCAGTGCAGATCAGCTTGACAAAGGACATGGGCACAGATTACTTTGCTGATCCCAGTGCTCGTATTAACAAATACTTCAACTCAGGTGGACAAGTCAGCACAGGTTGGCCACAAGTGGATCGATTGTTGTATGGTGGATTTAGTCGAGGTGAACTAAACATCTTTGCTGGTGGTTCTGGATCAGGCAAGAGTTTGGTGATGATGAACATTGCACTAAACTGGTTGCAACAAGGACTCAGCGGTGTGTATATCAGTCTTGAATTGAGTGAAGAACTCACAAGTTTAAGAACTGATGCAATGTTGACCAACATGAGTACCAAAGATATTCGCAAGGACATTGACACAGCCACAATGAAAGTCAAAGTTGTTGGCAAGAAGTTTGGACAGTATCGTGTCAAAGCATTGCCGGCACAGAGCAACATCAATGACATTCGTGCATATATCAAAGAAGTGCAAATCCAAACAGGCATCCGAGTAGACTTTATCATGTGTGATTATTTGGACTTGCTTATGCCAGTTAGTGCCAAAGTCAGTCCCAATGATTTGTTTGTCAAAGACAAGTATGTGAGTGAAGAATTGCGCAACCTGGCCAAAGAACTGAATGTGCTGTTTGTGACTGCATCGCAGTTGAATCGTAGTGCTGTTGAAGAAATTGAATTTGATCACAGTCACATCAGTGGTGGTATTTCAAAAATCAACACAGCAGACAACGTGTTTGGTATCTTTACAAGCAGGGCAATGAAAGAACGTGGCAAGTATCAAATACAGTGTATGAAAAGTCGTAGTAGTACAGGTGTTGGACAAAAAGTTGATCTAGAATACAATATCGACACTATGCGTATCACAGACAACGGCGGCGGCGATGATGACAACAGCAGTGGATCATTCAAGAAGCCCAGCATTTATGAAAGCATTAAACCACAAAGTCGTGTCAGCAATCCAGAAGGAACCCCTGCATGGAACAAACCTGCTGATAGTGAAACAGCCAAAGTCACAGCAGATGTACAAAGCGCCAAACTAAAGCAATTGCTTGGACAGATCAAACAGTCATGAGAATTCTTACTTTGGGCGACAGTTGGACATATGGGTCTAACGAATGCGGATTGGATCCATTGCAAGTGTCGTGGCCGACTTGTCAAGTACTTCCCATATTTCTGGCAAATAATCTTTTATATCAATGCGTTTGGCACGATCCTGTGCATAAATGTTTTCTTTATACTTGTCAAGACTAATTTCGTTTCCGGTAATTGTTAACCACGGTTTTGCAAATGAATTTCCATCCAGCAGTTGTTTTAATTCTACAGGCATTGCTGTAAGACTTAACCAATTTGGATTAGTTACAATATTATGATTATATCTAATGCTTTGTTTGTTAAACCAGTCAATTGTTTGTTGATGATAGAATATATTCAATGAACTAATGGTGTACGATACGCTAATATTTTTTGTAATTTTTTGAAACAAGTTGATATTGTCAAGTAAAGTATCCCACTTAGCCGGCCATCTCATATACTCAAATACCGGACCTGTGCCGTCTATGCTTATACAAATATTTAAATCTGTAAATTTAGATAATAAATCTAGTTTGGATTTAGGTAGAGCAATGCTTCCATTGGTTACAATTGATACAAAACAATCAGTATTGCCGTGTTCTATAAGTTTTTCTAATATAACAAATGTTTTTGGATCAAAAAAGGGTTCACCGCCCAACAAAGAAATTCGTCTTGCAGTGGCATAGTTGATATCTATGTTTTCTAACTCAAACCGTTTTTCTGGAATGATATCCATCCTTTTTTCAATTTCTGCCCACTTGGTTGATGCGCCACTGCCACATATGACACAGGCCTGGTTGCAAAGATTACTGGTGGTTATTTGATAAAATAACGGTGTTATGTTAGTTGTTTTACAATCTTGTTTTATCAACTGTAAATCACGATCTAGTTTGTAATCAAGGAATTCATTTTCTAATTGTCGTCTACTTTTATTACCCTGCGATTCAATGACCCAGCACTTTGCACAAGCCTGCGACTTAACTCCAGATAACAAATCATGTTTGACTTGCTTGATATTTGCAGATCTAGGCAATAAACGACACGGAGAATTAGAAGGCAATTCAAGACTATACCAAGGTAAAACGCAAAATGTATCCATCTTGTATTTAAGATCAATGGATGCTATAATTAAA